CGCCCCGACAGCGAATAGAGACTCATCAGCAGGTCGCCCGCCGTCTTAGGCGGCTTCGGTAAGTCGATAGCGTCCCGCTTCTCGATCAAGTGGACCTTCGGATAGAAGTGGTAAATCTGGTAGTTTTCCTTTAGCAGTTCACCACGGTCTCGACGGGCGATTTCGTCTTCGTCGCCCATGCGTCGCAACCCACGCTGTTTGGCCTCTTCCTTCGCGTAGGGGTTCCGATGGCTGATAAGCTGGAAGGAGGAGATGTCGGGCTTCTCCATGTCCTCTTGGTCCCCGGCCCTGTCCAGCATCTCGACGATGGCCATGTTCTGCATCTGTGGCCAAGCGTCCCAAATCAGCCAACCATCACGGTCGATAAGACGGTCTTGCCATTCCTTCATGTGCTCGGGGTTGGCAATGTCTTCGTTAATCCAGATGCCATCCACCGCATCACCCATTCCAGGATGGTCTGCGGTAGAAGGAAACGCATAGATGATTGCCCCATTCTTCAATCGCACCGATGTGAATACACGACCCCGCTTATTTTCCCACTGAATGGACAAGTCGCCGCCTAGTTTCTCGATGCAGCGTGGCGGTATGACAGGGCCGGCAAGACGGCTCTTTTTGATTTGCTTCTCGTCCTCTAAGTTCGCAGGGTTCCAAACCCGCCACCCCGTTCCGTCGCGAATAACCCGCAAACTGTTCCTCATTCCACGAGCAAATAACAACCGATAAATCGTCTTACCGATGTGATTGATATTCAGTCCGATAATCCAGTACGTCAGAGGATTGTCGGGCGTGGATACTGGGTACTTGAGTGGAATCGTCGTGCCGTCGGGTCTGGTGATAGGCCGTCCCAGTACACGACTTCCAAACTCGCAACTGGCACTGATGCTCTTGCCGGCACGTTTACCGCCCCGAACTACAATTTCCCGTGAACCACATTCATGGAACGGCAACTGGTCAGCGAAGGGACGGTAGACCTCTAACGCATCACGCAAGTAGACGCTCGTCTTGCGTTCTAGTTTATCGAGTCCCGCAAATACTTGACCGATTGCCACTTATCCCGCCTTTGTCTTTCGTCTCCGCTTTGCAGGCTTGGCTGGTGGTTGGTTCGCTTCCAAAACATCCATCGCCTCCCCTACCGTGTACTGGTCCACTAATTTCTCCACCGATTTGATAAGCTGCTTACCAGACTCCTCCTTGATAATCTCTTGCACCACGCCCATTACCGTATCTCGCTTGGCGGCTTGCAGTTCCTCCAGCGACATATCGTCGAACTCATCTTCCGGCGCAGCGCCCTGGACTTTATGGTGGAGTGAAATGACTTTCAGGTACGTATCCACCACGCTCTTATAGGAACGCTCGTCTTGCTCCGCTTCGTCCATCATCTTCTGAAGGGCTCTCGCCATTTCCGTTCCTACGGCATGAGCACCTCCAAGCTGTTCGTAAGCCGCCTTCAGTATCGTTTCCACTTTTTCAAGCGGGTTCTTCTCGGCGTCCTCTCGGGAATCCAGGTGAATCGACACCATGTCCTGAAGCGTGGAATGAACAAGAACCTCCCGTTCGGCGTCATCGAAACCTTCGTTGCACCACTTGCAGCGAATACCGCCTGGATGGTCCACCATGTACTTCTGGCGACACAACCTTCGACAGATAGGACACTGTACGGCCAGCGGCTTGCTAGTCGCCTCCAGTTCTTCTTCCGTCAGTTGCCCTTCGTCGGCGTATTCTTTAGCCATTTCGCCAGTCCGCTATGAAAGCACGTTCTCCCGTCGGTTTACATTTCGCCATCCACTTTGCGGCAACAGCCGCTTCGTCTTCTTCACGGTCTGCCGATCCAAACACCACGGCGTCGATTTCTTCGTCGTCGGGAATCTCCTTTGCCAGTTTTCCAGGTGGACCTGAGATAATCCGCAGCGAGCCAGCCTCCTGGTAATCAATCACGTTGTCCTCGTGAAACGCTGCCGCGTCTTCTGTAATCGCGAACACTGTAGATGGCAACGATAAGTGAGCCACCATTCCAGCCAGCGCACCGTTACCCGGCCATACACAAACAACCCGCAAATCCTGCCCCTCACCATCTCGGCAAGCCGCAAAGAAGTCCTCCATTGACTTCACGTCGTTATCTGACGGCACCTCGTCTGAATGGAATAGAAACCGACGCCCACGGATATTGACCGCCTTGATGGGAGGTATCGGTGTGGCGTCAAGGTCTTCCGGTTCATGGGCTGGGAATAGCTCCGGCTGTGTTAGAGTCGCCTCGACTTTCGGTGTCTCCGGCAGCGGGCCGATGCGATAGACCGTCACACGGTCGATTCGTTCGTTCTGTAAGTAGAATGCACCTAGGTCCAAGTCGTTGGTGTGACCGTCGGCTCGACGTTGGTACACAATCATCTCTACGTCTCGCATTGCTCTCGCCTTTCCCAGTGATGTTCAAAGGAAATCAACTGAAGCATCGCAAAGCCCGCATGGCTGCCAGCCACGCACCACGTATGTCTTCCAATCGCTCCGCTTGCGGCCTCTGACCGCTGCTTACGTCGCTCATGGTACTGCGGAACACGTCGAGCAATTTCCCGGCGCGTTCCTTGTCTTCGTCACGAAATCCTCGTACCCAATGGTCCCCCAGCCATATACCAATTAGCGATTCGTAGGCCGGGAGGTATGTTTCCCAGGCGTCCAGCAACTGCCTGTCCCATTGGTCCCGCAGACGAGTGACTGCTCGGCTTTGTTCCGGCCCGGCGGGGGTGTACTCCAAGATGGCTTCCGCCGCCTGCCGGATGGCAATCAGTTGTGGCTCGGCGTCCGCGCGGACTGTACGCGGCAAGCCGCGCAGCCAGTGGTCGCCGAACCACGCCTGCAAAGACCGTTGTGAGACTGCCATTGTTTGGCCGCCCTCTCGGTGTTGTTAGCGGAGCCCTCGCGGAATCCAGACCAGCACTTGCTCGTCAGCTTCGGCGGCTGCAACCAGCGCCTTGATGCCACTGTTGAGCACTTGGTCACGAGCTTCCGTGTCACTGACCGGAGCATCTTGGGCCGTCAACTCACCAGCAACGGCAGACGCTCTCATGAGAGCACCCGCTGAAACCGCCTCTGTGGTGGCTTTATTGGCCCAGCAAGGACCACCTACACACAGCGCGTACATGTCGTACTGGATGCAGCCGTTGGAATCGAGGTTATCCAACACGATGCCGGCGATCTCGATGTCAACAGCGTCCGTGATTTCCGCAGTGGCGTGTCGAACCGTCCACTTGCAGACATCGCCCGCTTGAAGCGTCGTTGCTCCAGCGTTCTGGAAGCCTTCGACATCGCGAAACCAGTTACGTGTTTTGCCAATAACTCCCGCGGCTGTCTTGGGAGTCTTGAACTCGCTTTCTCCGGGTGCGCCTTCAATGCCCAATTGCGAGCTTGTGACGCCCTTAGTTCGATACGCAGCAGTGGGAACCGAGCCCTTATAAAAGGCCGATCTGCTGTAGATCATGGTTTGAACTGCACTAGATGGCATGAATATGCCTCCTTCTTCTAATGGTTAATGGTTCGCTTACCCTATCCACGGGCAATAACGTCCTTCACGTTAGCTCGCGGCGTAGGGATACAGTTTGGCAAAGCCCTTCATGCCGTCGTAACGAATGTTGCCGAGCGTAAACAGCGCCCAGATCGTGCTGAATGACATTGTTGGCAGCTCGATGGGTCCCTTGCTGCGGAACACACCCTCGCTGAACCAACTGTGGAGATACACCTTGCTCATCGTGAAGATGTAGCCGGTCGAAATTGGGCACCAGAAGTCCGGTTGGATTTCCATGCCGTCCAAGTACAACGCTGAGTCTGCGCCAACCATGCCGATGTCCATGTTCGGACGAGCCGGTTGGACCAGACGCATCTTGGCTTCCTGGTTTTCACGCATCCCCTGGAAGCTCCATCCGTCCAGAACGCAGAGACCGTCCGCGGCTGCCGATGCGCCAAGCAGTTTGCACCATACCTGAGTCTGGCTGATGGCCCGAAATAGGTTGACGCGGTGGTCGTTGCTTCCCGTGTCCCAGCCGTCACTTCCCGTGTTGACAAGGATGGGGCTGTTACAGTCCGCGTCGGGGTCGCCCTGACCGTCAGGCCAGTCATAACCGAGTGAAGCGTTGTTGGGCGTGCCCATGTCATTGGACCAGAAGCCGCCGTGGGTACGGAAGTCCGTGTCCTGGTTGGCATAGGAACCGTTCGGCGCTGCCACTCGGTCGGCCACGGTGCAAGTGCCTTCAGCGAGACCCGTTTCCAGACCCTCGTAGCGGTCCAGACGGCCTGCACTGCTACCGCTCTTGTAGCACTCACCTTGCAGATTTTGTTGCATGGCCTTGCGAAGGTCAGAGCCCTTTGTCTTGATCAGCTTCACGATGGCCTGACGACCCTTGTTGATTTCCTGGTCAATCATGCTCATCGACTCAGTGGCTTTGTAGCCGCGAAGTCCAATGCGCATCTGGATGTGTTTCTCGGTCGGCACGTACTCCAGGTTTGCGTGGTTGGTCAAGGGTGTCACGTCGGGCAGGCGGATCTTCAGATCCCAAATCAATTCTGCCCCCGCTTCTCCCTTACTGACACGACCACCTTGAAGCACTCGGTTGAAAAAATACGAACCACGCATGGTTCTGTCTTCGACCGCAGTCAACCATTGCGGCAATGTGGTGATGGCCAATTCGCTCGCGAGATCGGCCATGTGCAGAGGAATGTCTGCCATGATTAAAGTCCTTCGTCACCGCCGGTCGATGTTCGCCGCCG